CTAAATAAAACAACTACGGCTTACACAACTTCAAATGAAGTAGCTAATGGTAATGGTTACACTACTAAAGGTGCAGCGTTAACAAATGTAACACCGGCTTTATCTGGTGACACAGCAGTATGTGATTTTTCTAATGTATCATTTACATCAGCTTCCTTTACAGCTAACGGTTGTTTAATTTTTAATGATACTGCATCAGGTGATCCATCTGTTTGTGCTATTGCATTTGGTGGAGATAAAACTGTAACAAGTGGAACTTTCACAATAGAATTTCCAGCAGCAGACGCATCAAACGCTATACTTAGAATAGCATAAGGGGGCGCACCGTGCCCGACGTAACTTCAGGATGGGGCAGACTAGACTTTGGCCAATCGATTTGGGGTGAAGCTACCATAGTAAATACAGGTTGGGGTGCTAGAAATTTTGGTGAAAACGAGTGGGGAGATTTAGCAAACGTAACTTTTACGCTCACTGGACTTTCAACCACATCAGCTACCGGTTCACTTTCAGTGCAAACAGGTCAAGGTTGGGGTTCCGATACATGGGGTTTTGAAAATTGGGGAGAATCCTCTCTTGACGTATCACTAACAGGTTTATCAACTACATCTTCTATTGGTGCACTTTCAGTTTCTTTAGAAGAGATAATTTCATTAACAGGACTTTCAACAACTTCTGCAGTAGGAGCATTGGCTCCAATAAGTAGTCTTTCATTAATTCCAACAGGGTTATCAACTACATCATCTGTTGGTGCAGTTAATATTAATTCAACACATATATTAACAGGTTTATCAACTACATCTGCAGTAGGAGCACTAGCTCCACAAACAGATGTCTCACTAACTTTAGCCGGACAAGCACTTTCAACTACTCTCAATAGTTTAATTATTTTTGCTGGAACTTCTTTAACACCAGCAGGAGTTGGTGTGACTTCTGCGGTAGGTTCACTTTCGACTGATGTAGAAAATTTTATTCCATTAACAGGAGTTTCAACAACGTCTTCTGTTGGATCTATTAATATTAATGAAGCACATATTTTAACCGGGGTATCAACAACATCTGCAGTAGGTGCAATTTCCCCGGATGGACAAACAGTAGGATTAGTTGGACAGGGATTACTATTATCTCAATTTGGAACACTATCACCTACAATAGATGTTTCATTAACTTTAACCGGTCTTTCAACAACTTCATCAGTAGGTTCTATCCCACCTGCTATAACTGAAATAATTCCATTAACCGGAGTATCGGCTACATCTTCAGTAGGTTCAATCGGCATTGGATTAACAATATTCCCAACTGGAGTATCAGCAACATCTTCAATAGGTTCACTTATTGTAGAAATAGGGGTACCTTTAACTGGGGTATCAACTACATCTGCAGTAGGTTCTATTTCACCTGCCGATGTAATGGGTTTAACAGGGGTAGAAGCAACATCTAGTGTGGGTAGCGTAGGAACTCTAGGATATAAAGATATTACTGCAACACAAAACGCTAACTACACAGATATTACGGCAACACAAGGTGCGGGATATACAACAATAACTCATGTTTAAAAATTGTTGACTTTATGGGTATAAGTAATATAAATTAAACATCTAATTAGGAGAACAAAATTATGGCATCAACATTCACAGATCTTGGCTTAGAGCTAATGGCAACCGGCGAAAATGCTGGTACTTGGGGAACAAAAACTAACGCTAACTTAAGCCTTGCAGAACAATTGCTTGGTGGATTCAAAATTCAAACTTTAAATGCTGCAGGTACTGGAGCTAACACAACAGCACTAGCTATTGCTGATGGAGCTTTAACAGGTGCCGCTCAAAATAGAGTTATTATTCTTGGTGCAGTATCGCCACAAGCAATTACAGGAAACAAAATTGTAACATTCCCACTTCTTACAGAAACATTTTATTTTATAAAAAATAGTACATCGGGTGCATACACAGTACAGTTGAAAGCTGCATCTGGTTCAGGAGCCACGGTTACTTTTTCAGCAACTGATAAAGGATATAAAGCTGTATATCTTGATGGTGTTGCAACAAACACTGGAGTTATTGAAATACCTTTAGCTGCAGCAGATGGTGTTACACTTACAGGAACACAGACTTTAACCAACAAAACTTTAACAGCACCTAAAATTGGTACTTCTATTTTAGATACTAATGGAAATGAACTAGCTTTACTTACAGCAACAGGTTCAGCGGTAAATGAATTTACACTTGCTAATGCAGCCTCCGGTGCAGGACCAAGATTATCAGCGACAGGTGAAACTAACGTTGATTTAGATTTATTAGCAAAAGGTACCGGTCATGTAACTGTCAGAGGTAATACAAATGCTGGTTCTATTCAATTAAACTGTGAATCTAATTCACACGGACAACAAATAAAATCACAACCCCATTCGGCTAGTGTGACTAACGTTATGTTATTACCTGCTGGAGCGGACTCAACTTTAGTATCTCGTGTTTCAACAGACACTTTTACAAACAAAACAATTAACGCTTCGCAATTAGTTGATGGAAGTATTGCTACTGGAAAAGTAGCTGATGACGCAATCACATTAGCAAAAATGGCTGGTGGTACAGACGGTAATATTATTTCATATGATACTTCAGGTAATCCTGTAGCAGTTGCCACAGGAAATTCAGGACAAATTTTAACTTCAGCAGGAGTTGGAGCAGTTCCTAGTTTTCAAAACGCAGCAGGTGGTGGAAAAGTTCTTCAAGTAGTTACTGTTGCAAGTGCTGCAGAACAATCAACTAACAGTACATCTTTTACAAGTATGCTTTCACTTGCTATTACACCAGCTGCTACAAGCAGTAAGGTATTAGTATTATTAAGTACTGGGAGTATGTTTGCAGATGGTCCAAGTGCAAGATTGAGTGTGTTTAGAGGAAGTACTAATCTTGGCGATAGTTCAAATGGAGTTATGTCTACTAATGATAGTCAAATAAAATCTATTCAATACCAGGTTTTGGATAGTCCAAGTACATCTAGTGCAGTTACTTATCAAGCTAGGTTGAGAACAACTGATGGAAGTTATACGATGTACTTTAACGCTGGAACATCTCCAGGTAGAGGTGGTAATAAACAACCGGCACCAAACTATGGTTCAATGACTTTAATCGAAATAGGAGCATAATAATATGACAAATATATCAAGAGCAATAATTGCAATAAATGCAGATGCTAGGTTTAAAACTACAAATAATGATCCAGATAACATTGAATGGTTAGAAGGAACAACGCCAATATCTAATGCAAATATTCAAGCAAAAGTAGTTGAATTGACTAATGCTGAAACTGCTGAACTAGCAAAAAAAGCAACAGATAAAGCTAATGCAAAAGCAAAGTTAATTTCTGGTGAAACGCTTACTGCTGACGAAGCAGATACAATCGTTTTATAATAGAAAGTTTTTCTGTTTAGTAAAAATAATTATAAAGTTATTAAATCTGCGATTAGTAAAGAACTAGCAAGTTTTCTTTACGAGTATTTTTTTTTAAAAAGAAAAGTCGCTATAACTTTATTTGAAACTTCTTACATTCCACCTAATCATATTGATTGGGGTTTCTGGAATGATCCGCAAGTTTTAAATACTTATTCTAGTTATGGAGATTTAGCGATGGAAACTTTACTATCAAAAGTAAAGCCTCTATTAGAAAAAGAAACTGAATTAAAATTAGTTGAAACTTATTCATTTGCTAGACTCTATAAAAAAGGAGATATTCTTGAAAGACACAAGGATAGACCAAGTTGTGAAATATCAACTACTTTAAATTTAGGTGGTGATAGTTGGTCTATATTTTTGGAACCTTCTATAGAAGTTAATTTATCTCCTGGAGATATGTTGATTTATAGAGGTGCTTTATTAGATCATTGGAGAGAAGAATTTAAAGGCAATAGCTGCGGTCAAGTATTCTTACATTATAATGATGCCAGTAACCCTAATGCTAAAAAAAATAAATATGATGCTAGACCATTTATAGGTTTGCCACATTTTTTTAAAAATAAAACTGTATCAAATGAAAATAAATAAATTTTTTCCCACTATAATTGGTACAGCTACTAACGAAAATCATAACAGTATAGGTAAAAAACTTATTGATAAATGTTATTCTTTACAAAAAGAAATAAAATCTGGCGGTGAAAACTGGATGTCAAACAATACTTATAATACTTCTTACACTTATAACATCTGGAATGATGAGGATTTTAAAGTTTTAAATAACTGGGTATTAGAACAAGTTAAAGAATATTCCAAACAATTAAATTATATTTCTGAATACACTTGCGACAGTGCTTGGTTTAATATTTATAAAAAATTTGACTATCAAGAAAAACATGAACATTCTCCGTCAACTTTTTCTTGTATATATTACTTAAAAGGTGATCCAGAAACTTCAGCCAAAACCTGGTTTTATTCTAAAAATACAGATGGATTAGAACCACAAATTAACATTAAAAATATTGATACTGCATCAAATATTAATTGTCCGTCTGTACCTGGAGAACTAATAATTTTTAGATCAAATATAGAACATTCAGTTGAAAGACAAGAAACTGACAAGGAAAGAATATCTTTAGCTTACAATTTTAAAATTAAATAATGCTTTTTTCATTACCTTCTCAATCTAATAAACTAATTACTACTCAATTTGTTTCGGCAAAATTATTTGATGATAATTATATAGATAAGATAGTTAATGATTTATCTGATAATGACTGGCAAGACACATTAGTAAATAAAAATTCTAATGATGTTAAATCCGAAAATAGAATTTGCCAATCTCAAATACCAAAAAATTTACCTCTCGAAGAATTATTAAGAGCTGTAAAACAAGTTAATAATGAGTATTGGAAATTAAATATTTCACATATTGATCTAGCTTTTGATAGTCCACAAGTTTGCAAATATAATGAAGGTGGTTTATTTAATTGGCATATAGATACTACTAAAGATAAATCGACTAGAAAGTTAGCTTTTACTATGCAGCTTTCTGATCCTAAAGATTATGAAGGTGGGGATTTACAATTTTTTGATGGAGATAAAACAAGACTAAATACTGAATTAAGAAACAAAGGAACAATAATTATATTTCCTTCTTTTGTTTGGCATAGAATAACACCAATAACTAAAGGTACCAGATTAGCATTAGTAGGTTGGGTTCATGGGGATTGTATTAAATAGACCTGTGTTAGGTCTTTCAACTTGGTTCAAAGGCTTTACACTATCTAAAAAGTAAGATATATCCCTATAATAGAGATAGTAACCCACCATACCTACTGTCTACTTTATAAGGTTTTTATATGCTACAAAAATTAGGTTTTGCTCCAGGATTCAACAAACAAGTTACCGAAACAGGTGCTGAGGGTCAGTGGTTTGATGGGGATAACGTACGTTTTAGATACGGTTCACCAGAAAAAATAGGTGGTTGGAAACAATTAGGTAGCAATAAGTTAACAGGTGCCGCAAGATCCATACATAACTGGAATAATAATGTTGGACTAAAATATTCTGCAATTGGCACCAATAGAATTCTCTATGTTTTTTCAGATGGTCTTTACTATGATATCCATCCTATAAGAACTACAATTACTGGGGCAAATTTTACAAGTACAGCAGGGTCATCGACAGTCACAGTAACTGTTTCATCTGATCATGGTTTATTAGATAACGATATAGTATTATTTGATGCTGTTTCTGGGTTATCTGGATCTACTTTTACAAACGCTACATTTGAAGACCAAAAATTTATGGTGACTTCTGTACCAAGCAGTAATATTTTTACAATTACAATGGCCACTAATGAAGCCGGCACACCTGTAACTAATGCTGGTTCGGCTTCTGTCTTATGTTATTTTAATGTAGGGCCTGCTACACAAGAATCAGGTTTTGGTTGGAGTTCGGGATTATTTGGCGGTGTAATAAATGGAGCCGCAACCAATACTCTTGCAACAGCTTTAACGAATACAACAACAACTAACATTGTTCTTGCTAGTTCAAACACGTTTCCGGCATCAGGGACCATAAGAATAGGGACAGAAGATATATCTTACACGGCCAATAACACAGGAACAAATACTTTAAGTGGTGGGGCTAGAAATGTAAACGGTACAACAGCAGCCACACATTCACAAAACGACGTTATTACAAATATTACAGATTTTAATGGATGGGGCGAAGCTTCATCAACCACACAGTTTACACTCGACCCTGGTTTATGGGTTCTTGATAATTTTGGTACAAAATTAATTGCTCTTATTTATAATGGTGAATGTTTTGAGTGGGATGCTACACCTGAAGATGCATTAACTACTCGAGCAACAATTATATCTGGAGCACCAACAGCATCGCGTCATATGATAGTATCAACTCCGGATAGACATTTAGTTTTTTTTGGAACAGAAACTACCATTGGAGATAAAACTACACAAGACGACATGTTTATAAGATTTTCGGACCAAGAAAATATTAATGAGTATACCATAAAAGCAGAAAATACAGCAGGTTCTCAAAGACTTGCCTCAGGATCTAAGATTATGTCTGCTATTAAAGGTAGGGATGCTCTTTATGTGTGGACCGATACAGCAATATTTTTAATGCAATTTGTAGGTCAACCATTTACTTTTGCATTTCAACAAGCAGGGACTAACTGTGGTTTAATTGGTAAAAATGCTTGTATTGAAGTTGATGGTTCAGCTTATTGGATGTCAGACAATGGTTTTTTTAATTACGATGGTCAGTTAAGATCCATGCCTTGTTTAGTAGAAGATTTTGTTTACTCTGTAGATCCTGGACTTGGAATTAATTCTGTAACTAAAGATTTAATTAACGCGGGTATCAATAATCTTTTTGGAGAAATAAACTGGTTCTATTGTTCGGCTAATGCTACTTCGGTCGATAGAGTGGTCACTTATAATTATGTGGATTCATCCACTGAAAGACCTATTTGGACAACAGGGTCTTTAAATAGATCTGCTTGGGTAGATTCTGCTGTATACGAAAAACCTCATGCAACACTCTATGACCCTGATGATGATTCTTCTTTTGATGTTACTGGAAATGTAGACGGAAGTAGTATATACTATCAACACGAAACAGGGACCGATCAAGTAAATTCTGGTAATGTTGTTACTGCTGTTAATGCTAACATTCTTTCCGGTGATTTTGATATTACTCAAAAAAGAAGTAACACAGGTCAAGCGGTAGGGACCCCTGATCTTAGAGGAGACGGTGAATATATGATGAGAATAAGTAGGTTTATACCAGATTTTATAGAACAAACAGGTGATACTGAAATTAGTTTTACAACAAGAAACTATCCCAATACCGCTGCAACAACTACAAATTTTACAGCAAGCGAAACTACAAATTTTAAAAGCACTAGACTTAGAGCTAGATCAATTGCATTAAAAGTATCTAATACAGGTTCTGGGAAAAACTGGAAACTTGGTACATTTAGATTAGATATTGCACCGGGAGGAATGAGATAATGGCTATAAGTTTTTACAATGCAGGAGACAATGCAATTTATGATTC